CCCCAATTATACAAAACTTTTATTTTGTATTATGCACATTGCATAAATATTTCGTTCATACTCTATATGTATTTTGTTCATATTACCAATTGACATATCCGAACAAATGTTCTATAATATAGGTAGAAAACGAACAAACGTTCGTTACTTACAAATAATACGGGAGGTTCACCAAATGACTATAGATGAATACACAAGTCTAACGCGTGAATTAGCGTCAGGAGACGCAGATGAAGCGCGCACTTCTCAGATTCTCGTTAGTCTCACAGATGCGTTTACAGAGTCTTCATCAAATCTCGAAAACGCACAAAACGAGATAACCAAACTGACAGATAGCAACACTTCACTCAAACAGGCAAATTACGAACTTTTCTTACGAATAGGCTCCAAGCCCTCGGACCAGCCCGACACCCCCGAACAGACACCTAAGACACCCGAAGATTACACCGCCGAAATCGGCGAGTATAGATAAAAAGGAGTTATAATTAAAATGGCAAATGCAGCAAGAGCCGTTTCGGTTATGAACGCAGTGAGAGCAGCTGGCTCTCAGAATTATCAGTCGTTCATTCCGGAAGCAACACTTACAAACATTGCAGAGGTCGGAAACCCTATAATTAATTATCAGGCAATCCGCAATGAATTCTGCACACTTCTTCCCAACATCATTTTTGACACTGTTCTTCACAATAGAGTGTGGAATAATGAATTCGCGTTTCTCCGTAAAGCACTGCCCATGGGGTCTGATGTAGAGGAAATCGCGGTCAATCCGGCTAAAGCAGAAAAATTCGACCCCGAAAATGATTACCTTACGGGATATTTCGATAAGCCCGATATTAAGGTTGCGTTCCACCGTCTTAACCGTAAAGACCAATTTAAGGCGCGTATTCAGAACAACGAGCTTAAACTTGCGTTCCGTTCATGGGAAGACCTCGACGACCTTATTGCAGGTGTAATTAATTCGCTTTACAATGGTGATAACATCGAGGAGTTCGCGCTTCTCAAAAACACTATAAACAGTGCACTTGCAAAGGGCTACGTCTCAACCGTACAGGTTGCAGAGCCGACCGATGAAGCATCCGCAAAAGCGTTTATGCGCAAGGTTCGCCAGACATACATTGATTTCAGATTTCCGTCGTCGCGTTTTAACCGTTATGCAGAAATATCGGGAGACGGTAAGCCGTATATTACATTCTCTCCCACTGAGGAAACGATGATAATTATTTCATCCGCTGTCTCTTCTATTGTTGATGTGGACGTGCTCGCAGCCGCGTTTAACATGGAACGCGCTGACTTTATGGGACGCGTTATCTATGTAGACGATTTTGGCATTGAGGGTGTATATGCGCTTATGTGTGATCGTCGTTTCTTCCAGATTTATGATTCTCTCCGCGAGACGGGCTCGTTCTACAATCCCGCGCGTATGGAGTGGAGATATTTTTGGAATGTATGGCAGACCTATAGCGTATCACCGCTTGCTAATGCTGTAATATTTACTTCGATTGCAGATGGTAAAGTAGACGGCGCACAGCTTTCAGCCGGACAGGATACTGTAACTCTTAGCGACACTGCTACTGATGTTGTCATAGACGCATCTGACTTTAATAATACTGTTTCGTTGTTCCTTATGGGTAATAACATCTCCAACAATCAGACCGTTACTGCTACAGCTACTAAGGACGGCTCGGCGGCATCCGCGTCTGATGTAACTGTAACATACAAGTCAGGAAATCAGTACACGGTTACTTATGATAAGAAGACAACCGTAGCATCGGAGAAAACACAGGTTGTTCTTAAAATCGGTAGTGACACAATCGGCGCGTTCACTGTAGATAATTCCAAGTAAAAAAGATAAGCTCGATGGGCTTTTAATAAGCATACTATCTTAATAATCGAGAGGGAATGGTGGGTGGGTATATAAATATGAAACTTATTCTTACATTGTTTATCTGTTTTCTTATATGTGTAACAGCTGATTATATCACAGGTGTTATGAAAGCATATGTAAACAGTGAAGTATCTTCTAAAGTCGGAAGAAAAGGAATACTAAAAAAAGCGTCCTATATTGCGGTTGTATTTTGCGCAATGATGGTTGACTATTTGATATTTATTACAAGTGGAAAGTTTGGTGTCAATTACGACCCTATTTCTTGCGTACTTGTAATGGCATGGTTTGTAATCAATGAATTGATATCTATTCTTGAAAATGTATCGTCTATGGGAGCGCCATGCCCCAAATTTCTGAAATCGCTTATGAAACGGTTGCAGAATAATATAGAAAGCGTAGATAAAGGAGATAAGTCAAAATGAATAAAAAATTTCGTGGTATAGACATTTCGCTTTATCAGCGGAACATTGACTATGATAGAGTTATAAAGGATAATGATTTCGTAATAATCAAAGCGGGGCAGGGAAGAACAGCGGAATATAATTTCCCGTTTACTGACCCCCTTTTTGAACAGCATATAAAGTCATTTCGTTCACGCATATCGGGGAAGAAATTCTACATAGGGGTCTATTGGTACTTCATGGGTAGAACGGAAGCCGAGACTCTTGAAGAAGTTAAGTATCTTATACAGATACTTAAACCTTACAAAGAAAATATAGATATCGGAGTTGCGCTCGATGTTGAAGATACATCTCTTATGGGAGATGTGGACGGTCTCTCGCGTAGAGTGAATCTTTTCCTTAATTCTATAATCGGAGCGGGATATAAGGCGTATATTTACGCTAACGAATATTTTCTCGCTACACAGTTTAAGAATAATCTTAATTTCCCGCTTTGGATCGCGTCTATAGATGATGGTACTAAATCTCACAAGAGCCTTCAGAAGAAATATCCCAACCTTAAAATATGGCAGTATAGCTTTAAGGGTACAGAGGGCGGAATATACCCCGTGGATTGCAACGAAGCGATTGATATAATCGGAGACACCAACACCGATTACCTCGTAAACATGAAAGATGTTGTTACGCTCACGCGTTTTCTGTCAGGTTGGAATATAAAGGTAAACGAAGTGCAGTCTGATATAAATCAGGATGGATATGTAAATATGAAAGACCTTATAGAGCTTATAAGGCTCATGGTAGAGGAGTAAAATATTATGGCGTACACACCGAGCGGAACAATAGCGTTCTATAGAGTACCGTGGAAAAGCGACTATAAAGATGTACGCCTGTTCACCTCAAAGACGGAGGAGAGTACTTATTTCTCCTCCCCTTTGAGGGTAGAACAAAACTACACATATATTCGTGACAAGCAAGCTATCAAAGTAAACGCCAATAAAGAGGCTATGGAACAGTATAACTATATTCGTTATATGAACGAAAATTTTTCTCTTAAATGGTTTTACGCTTTCATAACGAAAGTAGAATATATAAATCAAAATGCTTGTTATGTTTACTTTGTGCAGGACGTGTATATGACATGGTGGGATTGTTATACAATTAAATCTGCATATGTAAAACGTGAACACGTTTCAGATGAATCTGACAGTCACAATACTATTGTCGAGGATTTTAAAATTTCAAATTATGAACAGGATTATATCGATTATTCAGTTGATTATACTCCAAAACTATCTGGCAATACAGTCGGATGCGCGTTTATAGTAATAACCTCTAATATCCCGCTTATTAATTTAGAACGACCAGATGCTAATAAAGATTATGAAATTAGAGATATAAACCCGCGTACGAGTGTGCCAATATTAAACAATATTCGCGGTATTGGCACATATGTTTTATTGAAAACGGGCGAACAATACAGTAAGTTTCTTGAAACAGCAAATAAATATGGTTTTATAGATTCAGTATCGCAAGTAATTATGTGTGATTATGATATCATTCAAACATACTGTACTATTACAGAAGTGACAGATTCGATAACAGGCACAATAAACGGCGGTGGTACTATCCAATTTTGGACAGGCAATGAAACAGCGCCCAGAGCAAGTGATGTATACGCGCCTTATATAATCACCAAAATGTCAGACGCATATACGTCAAATACCTTCACGCATATTACGGTAGCGGGGTATGAACCAAAAAATAGAAAAATTTTTCATTACCCATGTTGTAAATGGGTGATTGACGCGAATAATGGTGATTATGTAGAATTACAACCACAATTATTACACACCGCCGTAGAACTGATAATAGACGAAAAAATATCACTCGACACGAAACTTTCCGTGCGTGCGATTCCACGACACTATGCATTGACAGATTCATTTGCCGCTACGTCAGGGTGGGAATATTTTAATATTCAAAATTCCGTGGGTATTGTAGCATCGGTATCAGCCCCGTTTGTTAAAGACAATGCGGCGGTTTGGAATGCTCTCAATTCAAATACAATAAACGCACAAACGTCAAACGCAAAAGTTAAAATAGCGCTTGACGCTGTGTTTGGAGCGATTGACACAGTTGCGTCAGCCGGCGCGGGTGTGTTGAATATGACAGCGCTTAATCCGTCAAGTGTAACCGGAATAATCGGAGCGGGCAAACAAGGTGTTTCGGAATTGACCGACACAGGGCGTTCTATTGCGCGTGATGTTATGCAACTCCGTGAAACAGAAGCTAATATAAACGATAAAGCAAATTTACCGTCGCAACTTATGAATATGACAATCGATGATTCGTGGATAGCGCAACATGGTTTTATGAAATTTGCTATTCGCCATATGTGCGCCCCGCTCAATGAAATAAAACGGTATGATAAATATTTATCGAAATATGGTTATAAAACGAATGATTTCAAGATACCTGCCATAAATAATCGTCAGAATTGGAATTATGTTGAAACATCATCTATAACAATCGCTCCTGTGGAAAAAAACGGTTATGCTCCTACGGACAATGAATTAACCGAAATTGAAAGTATATTCAATTCAGGCGTTACCTTTTGGCACATAAACGATGTCGGAAATTACGGTGACTATACCAATGAAATTGTAGGTGATACCAATGGCAAATAAGAAAATTCCTGTAGGATTCAAAGGGGCGAATAATGAATGGATAGCAGGAATGACAGAACAGACTACAATATTTGATACATATTTTTCACGTCTTGTTCTGTTGGCATTGTCTATCTATAAGTGGAACAATCTCCCCGAAACAATGAATGAGCGATTTCTTGAAAAGACACTCAATGAGGACGGACGCGCTTGTTTTACGGATTCGGAATACGGGCTGCTCAATTTACGCGTTGCACCGTCGGGAGATATAAATTTTTATGAAAACCCGACGCGTTTCAATTGTTACAGTATAGGTATAAATCTTCTCCGCGATGCTAAGGAATGTGTGTATATTAGAAATAACTATATAGAGCGTTCTACATATCCCATACTTATATATTTCGCTAAGAAGCTTACAGAGATAGAGCGCACTATTATTATGAACGTTCACGCTCAGCGTACACCGATTCTTGTACAGTGTGAACAGGAGCAGCTGCTTACAATGAAAAATATGTATATGCAGTATGACGGTTTCATGCCTGTTATATATGCGAACAAAGATATTGAATTGTCAAATTTGTCCGTTCTTAACACAGCTGCCCCGTACCTTGCGGATAAACTCGATGAGGAAAAGAAAAACACATGGCATGAGGCTTTGACATATCTCGGAATCGGCAATTCAATGGACTTTAAGCGTGCGCAAGTACAAACGTCAGAAATCGAAGTTAATTCCGAACATTACGGATATATGGCAGAAGCGGGGCTTATTACACGTCAGCAGGCGTGCGAAGCTGCTAATAAGATGTTTGGAACAAATATGTCCGTTGAACGTCGTAACATAAACGAAATTTTGAATGGGGGTATGCAGTATGGCGAAATATACGACACTACTCCAAACGCTGATTAAAAGCGGTTACGATTTAGGTATGGACACCTATCCCATGCATCAAGAATCATACCGATTGTTACTTAACGATAAAATATATAAGCATTATGCGTATCGCGAGATAGGCTTTGAAACTCCAGCGTTGTTCAAACATTACCTTAACATGAAAATGAATGAGATAATGCCGTATTATAATCAGTTGTATGACATTCAAGTTGAATTTCTAAAACAGAACGTATTTCAGAATGTAAATAGAACGGAAACCGAAAAAGGTACTATAAGTGACAAAGGCGACGGGAGTAATAATACAACCGATAACCGCACTATTACGGACGCCGGAACGCATTCGGATACCGATAATAACCAACGTATTTACAGTGATACACCGATGTCGCCGTTGAATTTTGAAAATGTTCAGATGGGGAAATATGCGACTGATGTTACATTTGAAAATAACAGTAACAACGGTACAACCGGAAATAAACGCACTCATGGTGGAACGACAGAGGAAAAAACAACTGATAACAATCTTAGAACGATTGACATCGCAAGAATTTTCACCGGAAACGACGGTAGACTTTACCCGTCAGAGGTTCTCGCTAAGGCAAAAGCTGAAATATTGAACATTGATATGATGATTATAGACGAATTAAATCCTCTGTTTATGGGGATATTTTAACAAAGAGAGGTATATACAATGGCAATAACACCGCTTAATTTTTGGGTACAACCTGCAATTCCGCTTACGTTCGATGATTCGATTTCATATCTTGAGACGCTCGGTAAAGTTGTAGAAAAACTTAACGAATCACTTACGCAAAATAAGGATTGGGCAGCTGAGTTGCGTAAAGATATAACGGATTTTACTACCGATATAAAACAGAAAATGCAGTCATTCGAGGATAAAATCGAATTGCGAGTAACTAAATTTGAATCTGATACAAACACGGCTATAACACGGTTTCAATCTACAATCACAAATTTAGTAAATGAGTTTGAAGCCGAAATGACAACTAAGTATGAGGCGTTCGCGACGCAGATTACAGAGTTGGTTAATTCTATATCGCTAAACCCCGATTATTCTATAGACCATGACAGCCCTAATATGTGGGATGTGTGGGGTAGTGGGGCAAAACTCAATTATCGACTTAATACAACTAATGGCTCTGAAATATATGATAATGATAGTTATATATCAGCATTCATTCCCGTAATACCGACTAAGAGGTATGCTATATGTTTCGGTAAACAGCGCGGTACAGCACAGTACGACCCGAATCAGTATATTATAATATACGACAGTAATAAAAACTTTGTTAAAAAAGCTGAGCATGGTACAGTATCTGAATATGCGGAAGTGTTCACAATGCCAGCTAACGGTTACTATATAAGAATCAGAGTTGACCTTAACTCCGATGCTTCTACAACTCCAGCTCCCGCTAAAATTTCTATCTCAGACCTTACAGAAAAAACGGGAATGGTGAACACAGAAGTTATTACTGATTATAATGCATGGTTATCACACCCCGAATCTTTCAAAACTACAATATCAAGTACAACCACAGAGGATAACGCTGTCTACAAGCGTAAAATTACATGGCGCGATATGGACGGCTCTAAAGACCTCGCGCTTTATGATAATGTAACCGTTGGTGGATATACCACAGGTGCATATGATATAACTACAGGTAAATTCTCATCGTCTATTACCAATTCATTTACGTCAGACTTTATACCCGTTTGCCCCGCTACAGATGATATTATTATAACCAACCCGCTTAATGCATCAGGCTATGCGAATGTTGTATACTTCAACGAAAACAAAGAAATCATTGGAATGTATAAATTCCCGATTCAGACATCAGCTGACGGTATCTATATAAATCCTATTCTGTACAACGACGTTGCGTACATAAAATTCTCCGCGCTGACAACCGATTTGCATAACTGCAGGGTAACCGCTGACGGCGCACCTAATTTTGGCAGTGGTGTTTATCCTGACACCGTTGGCTTTAATAATGTAATATTGGTTACACGTTCGGCGGGTGGAATTATAAGATGTGGCACTAAAGCATATGCGGGTAATGAGTGTTATAAAATATTGAAAGACTGTATAACTAACGATAAACCGATATATGACAGTGAAACCGTATCGGGGCAACTTATTTCCCTTAGAGCGTGTACTTATGAAAGAACGGATTCAACATCGACAACTTGTAGATTTATTGGTAATAAAATAAATGGAGATTCTGTCACATTGGTTGTTGCTTTGGGGGACAGCGGTACGGTGAATTTATCGTAATTATGAGCGAGTGTTAAACACCGCGATGGCATAAAGAGCCATATAATTAAAAAGGAGAGGGTTTTATACCTCTCCTTTTATTATATCTAACCACGCTGCTTTTACACGGGCATTTTCATAAGCCGTCCCCCATTTATTACCTATACGTTCCATAGCAACAGTAAATGCTTTAGAGTTATAGAATCTAAAGGTATCCACCGAACGTGTATTTATTCGTGGTCGGTTACGCGCGTGCTTACCGTGGTATTCGCCGATAAGCAAACAACGGTTCTTAATACTGAATCCCATTGTCATTTTAACCTTGTTATACTCAAAAACATAAATCCAATGGTAGTCTTTGAATAATTGCGGTTTAATTTCGAGGTCTTTCTTAAATGAACCTGTTGTAGCTACATCGTTTCCAGCTACACGTTGCATTTCGGGTATCTCGTCTTCACTTTCGTATGCAACGGGAATAAACTCCATGGCACATTTCGCGCCATTTTCAAAGCCGGACGCGTTCCAAAATATAGTCTCACCCAATTTTGGATTTACAGCCTCCCAATCCAAACCGAAAAACCGAAAGAACGGATTATATTTTGACATTTCATTCATGTTGTTGCCGATAAATATAACTGTCCCGCTTCTGTTTCGGAATACGGTAGATACAATTGACATGAAATGTTCAGGTTCGTTCGGATAATATCCATATGGGTCTATCATGACAAACTCGTCAAATACAATTGTATCAACATTGGGATATTGAGAGCTTTTAGACGCAACTTCCTCGTTGGATAGCGCAATACCGTGACCGAATGGCGCACCGTTGTACAGATATTTTTGACGGTCAAAAACAATATCGGTCGTTTCATTATTGAACAGACTAAACCATGTAGTCGCGCTCCGCATAGCGGTATAGTTTCGAAATACTCTTACAAATTCAGATTTATCAGCATCGTATTTGTCTTTCAGATATTTCGCTACGGACGTGCTCTTTCCTGATGAACGACCTCCGAATAAGAAAATATAAGAACAGTTGGGAAAATTGGTTAAGTCAAATTCATAATATTTCATGCTAAATCCTCCGTTAAGTCGGACATGGAATCGCTAAGTAAAATACCATGCTTGAATTTTGATATGTCACAAGGGCAGAACATTATATTTCTTTTACTATTCAAATAGTATACTATGCCTATCCCCTCGTCGAACATATAAAAAGTTGTGCGCTCGGTATCGAGTTTATTACCAAACACATATTCCGACACTTCGTCATAATGAAGATATGCGGATTTTTCATTTGTCCAAAACACACCTTGCTTCATAGGCATTTTGAATTCATAGTCCGTGTTCTTGATTACAGCGCCGCAATATTGCCCAAACTCATTCGACCAATTTCCCTGATTTTGTCTATCGAGATATGTACGCCCCGAAACACTTTGGTCGAACATTGTATTTGTTTTCCACATAATACGCATAAGAGCCTTGAACGAAAGTAGCCATGATTCACTATTTTTATATAAATAACCAAGAACAACAGATACTTTCATTGTAGCTTGTACAAGTCCCGATGTCTTTACATCTAATTCCCCGTCGAACGTCATATATCGTTTGGAATTGAGTGCCGTGAAATATGCATATGTTTCTTCGTAATCAAATTTACCTAAGCCCCATTTATTTTCTTGTACTTGCGGATGTTTAGATTTTCGACAGCGTTCTATAACTCCGTTGTTAAACTCTGCTACTACATTGAGAAGATTCTTAAACGTAACAGCTGATTCATAAGGGTGATACAGTTTCGCACTATCGGTGTCCCAATATACAATGATATATGGAGTTTTTGTGAATATAAGATGAGAGAATAATACAAGGTGTCTACGCGCATATGATGTAATATAAATTCCCACGATGTACGACGATTTAACACGCTTAAACAAACCTCGGTCGGAGCGCTCTTTTCCAAATTTTATCATAGTCTCGTTATAATAACGCTCGAATGATTCACGGCTAAGCGATTCTGTGTTTGATGTTATACAATCCTCGTCAATAAGAGTATCACCGAATACAAGCTGTGTCGCGTCTATTCCGTACTGCGCGTTAAACATATTCTTTGACAACATGAGATAACGTTTAGCCAACTTCTTTGGTTCAACGTTTGATTTTATGTCAGAGAGCCATTTTTCGGGAATACTGTTCAACAATGTTTCGTCGGGATGTTTACCATTTGATATAGTTTTCAACGCGGTTTTCATATTCGCATATATAATATTTCGTTCAACTAATTCATTTATACCACCCGTCGATTTAGCATGATTGAGGAATAGACAATCAGCTGTTATAGATTCGACTTCATACATCTTGAGTATGTTTACAATATCAACTTCTGTTGCGTATATAGTACATTCGTCATAGCTGATAATTCTACCATTATCAATAAGACGGTTATACTCAGATACCATTTCTTCTAATAATTTATAACCATTAGATTTTTTATTATATTCTATGTCACCGATTCCGTTTTTAGATTTAGTCTTTGACGCTGATATAATAGGCATATAATTGTAACCATAATTTTTTATTTTTACATTTTTTAGTGTAAATATACCGTGAAACATTTTTCCTGATACAAGAACGCGACGCATTTTTATAGCCTCAACATCATCTAACAATGACGATTCTATGCATTCTTCATATAATCCAGCCCATAGATTTTGTAATTCTTCATTTACATATAACACGCCGTTAGTATCGGGAAAGTCCATTTGTATTGACTGCGACGGATAGTCAGAGCATACATCAAACGAATGTACCAAAGTGCATAATTTTCCGCGGAAGAAAGTATTCGCGTGTGTATAAGCCCCCTGATACACACCGCGCATAATTTGATATTGGTCAAAATTCATGGGAAATGTATCAACACAGTAATTGCTCCACGCTTTTTCCAATTCTGATGATAGAATAGCTTTATTGTTCTTACGCGTAAACGAAGTAAATGTGAGTGGAATGTCCTTTATATTTTTAATCCAAAACCAATTCTTACATTCTTCCATGATTCCACACGCTGTTACTCTGCAATCATTATAACAATACTCATAATCGTATTTCTCAAGTTTATCTGTAGGAAGTCGAAATTCATTATAGTCATATCCAAGTTTCGGGTGTCCTATCATGTCACCGATTGAGCCAACAGAACGGTGCAAAAGTTTAAGTGAACATCGTATCTCGAGCCAAACTTTTTCACCGTCTCCAAACGCGAGTCTCCACGGATTACTTCCGTCAGAAAATGATTTTGTAATCATTAGCTGCGACATGAGAGATTCCCAATTGCGCGCGAAAGAAAAATCGAAACCGAGGTTGTGGAAAAATATAAGTGTTCTCTTTTTACGTTTTTCCGCTTGCTTATAAAGTGTATAAAAATAATCTCCGAGGTCTTTCGGATAACGGCAGTCGAAACATGGTTCTACAATGTCCCATGAATCGGGTGTAGTTAGACCCTTGTTAAAATTAGCTTTTACTACGCAAGCGAGATATGCTCCACATTCGTTTGTTTCTAAGTTAGAGGATGTTTCAAAATCTGCGACGTAGAATATAGGAGAATAATCTACTTCGGTGAATGCTTTTACTTTCGGTTTGATTATTTCGTCTAAGTCTGTCTCTCCACGCTGTAACCGTTTCTTTATAGTAGAAATACCTACACAGTTTTGGCCGTGTAGGTATTCCGAAAGGGTAGTTAAATCTTTTATTGTGTATAATTTATTATTAATTGTATATGTGTTCATAGTCATTCGTAACGTTATTGGTTATATAGTATCCGTCACGGCGCGGCATATCAAGCGATTTGCAGTATGCAAAAAAACGAGCGTATCTAATTTCACCGTCTAAAGTAAATGCAACTTTCATTTATTCCACTCCTTGCTATAAACAACTTCGCTATCCGCCATATGCAAATAAAATGCCAGCGGATTATGCGAAAATACATCACTTATATTTCGTTTGTCATACTCCGACGCGAAGCCCATATGACAGTTGATTGCTTGAGCCTCTTCTATTTTAAGCGGTATGAATGATTGAAGTATATATACAGATTTAGAGCCATGCCCACCGAACGGCGTTTCTTCGTTCCATTCATAAGATTGATACTGCTCCCATTTACCGTCTGCTTTAGTCCACTTCATGACAGGGGTGTAGCAATTACATTTACATATATCATGAAAAAGAGATGTGATTAAAAGGCTATCTTCGGGGATTTCATCCTCTAAATAAAGTCTGTCGCGGTATTCGCGGAGTTTGTCATATACTTCAAGCGAGTGTTTTATAAGACCTTCCGGCTCGTTGTCGTGATATTTAATAGACGCGGGCGCGGTGCAAAAATCGCTGTCGACAAATATATATTTATGGAGTTTGTCTATACCGTCACGGTCGATTTTTTCCATAAGATATTTTAAGCGGTCTGAATGAAAGTCGTACATTGTTTTTATCCTCCTTTTAGTTAAAACAAACTGATATTCTTTTGTAAGTAGGCTTTTGTCAAATTTATAATATGTTCCATTCATAGCATTCTCCGTTTTGTCAATATCATATCACGTTGATACTGTAAATTCCCGTCATGGTCGAACATATATACGGGTGCTAATCTATCGAGACAGGTGTTTATATCTCCATTCCCATCATATACTTCGTGTTTATTATCATGTCTAAAAAGATAATAATATGAACCGTTGTTAGTTTCGCTTCCTAACCAAGTAAAATCATGCTTTAACCCGAGATTTTTAGCTAAAGACACGTTCTTAACCGATGGAATTTTTACTGCAATCATCTTAAATTCAATTTCGGTCATTTAAATCCACCTTTCAAGTGTGAAAGTATTTCATTTTTACGTTCTTCCAATGCTGCTATATCTTCTTCACGCTGTTTCTCGTTGTCATTAGCTTTTGCGTTATCTTTTGCCTTGTCAAACTCTTTTTCCAACCAATCCGAAAAACCTTTAGTGTTGGATGGCGGAACATCAAATTCGCCTGTAATATAATAACCAAGGTCGGAATTTGGGTCGGCGAATGTTGCGAGATATCTATTATCTTCTCTTACATTGACTGTTTTTGTTTTGTAATTTATATAATCTATAGCGTCATTGAAATCCTTGAATTTTTCACCTTTGTCTAAATCTTCTTTTACCGATTCTACAGTTAATAGGGTTTTTTGCCATTTAGCTTTATCGCTTCTGTGTTCGATTCGTCTGTTATGGTTATTTATTACGTTTCTGAGGATGTGTTCTTGTTGAGGGGTTAATTCCATGCTTACAACCACCGCGCCTCTATAGCAGTTATCAACTTGTGAATTCCTTTTATGCCATATCCTCTTACTGTTCCCGTGCCTGCGTAGAACGCAATCAATTCATCAGTCTCTTTGCTCCTTATTAATATTTCGCCGTTAGTGTATTGTACGTTCTCGACTTCTATATCATATTTCTCAAAATGCTCTATTGCGTATTTAATTCTGCGCTCTAAACGTTCTTTTTCCATTATTTTTTATCCCTCATTTTCTTTATTCTCCTATCTGACAATAGCCTTATTAATGACCATTCGGCTTTGAACCAATTCAGCCATTTTGTGCATCTGTTATACGCACTGCATGATTCACGCGCTTGCTTAATGTCTTTTGCGTATGGAGCATGGGGAGTTTGACACTCCCCACACGGATACCCACACGAATTATATTTATTAGTCATTACTCTTTCCATCTATAAATTCTATACGGTCAATTATGCATGAAACATATGTTTTGTAAATTTCCTTTCCGCTTTTTGTTTTTTCATCGGATTTCTCACTTCGGATTGAAAGTTGACCATTTATAAACGCGGCTGAACCTTTATCAAAATACTTTATAATGAAATCAGCTGTTCCGCCGAACGCTGAACAACGAATGAATGTTGTTTCCTCAGTCTGTCTGTTGTTTATAGCGAGCGTAAACGAGCAGCCTGTTTTCTGTTCTTTCTTTGAGCCGTAAGTAAATGTTTCAGGCTTAGCTACAAGATGCCCCGCGATTGTAAGCTGATTGACGTTAAGGATTGACATTTTGCGATTCTCTCTTTCTGTGTTTTTTATTTTAGATTTTGTAGGAATTTTGCCCTGCGATTATAATATTGGAAATTTTACCCTGCGATTGTAAATATGAACGAAATGTAAATGAATTATGAACAAATTATTAACAGAAAATTGTTAACAGAGTGTGAACAGACTATAAACAGAATGTTAACAACTTATTGATACATTTTGAACATTTTGTGAATGAATTGTTAACATCCTGTTACTAAGTCTGTATCCTGTGCATAACCTTTTAGTGATTATGCACAGGATTTACTTAAAGACTAATTATTGTTATTATTGAAATTGATGTTACGCACAACATTAGTATTATAAAGAATACTATAAAGAATCCTAAAATTTTAACTAAATATTCTTTATCGTTCATACGGTGAATGTCCTTTGAAGTCTGTCACCGATGAAAACGCACCAAATGCCGTTTGACATATCCCGCATGATATAAATTTTTTCGCCGCCGCAACATTTTCGCAGCAGCGACCGAACGTAGCGCGCACAATCATGATGTAGCAATTCTTCATATAATGACCATGTAGTTTGCTTAGCCGTCGTAACTGAATGCCGCGGGGCGTTAATGCATTGAATGCGGAATGATGTCAAATTGCCATCGCGCTCTTTATATATGCTATAAATTGGAGTTTCGTATGAGTAGAACGTTCGTTCGTGATTCTCGCTTGAATATCCATCAAAGCCGCATTGTGCGTGTTTGTGTGTAATTAATTTATACATTTCTTATCTCCTTTTAATGTTTATGAATGGAATAGAGGGGGATTAGCCCTCTATTCCAATTTCCGCCATCATTGCGGCCACTCGCCGCTTTGCCTGTTCAAGTTCAAGAAGTTTTACAGCTTTTTCAAGCTCTGTCGTATCTTCCGGCGGGTTGGCTTTTCCGGCGTTCGCGATCTTGCGCTTGATTCGGCGGACAGCGTCGGCTATCTCTTCGGGTGTGCATTCGGCAAGCGTTCCATTTTTAAGGGCTTCGAATGCCTTAATCTCCGCGACTCGCTCGCGTGTCTTGCCTCCGCGCTCGGTGTATTCCGTCATAAGGTCAGAGAGTCGCGCGGGGTCGGCTTCGGGGTGATTGGAACGGATGCGGGAACGCTCGAATCCTATCGCGCGGCGAAGTTCGCTATCGGACAGCGACTTTGCGGGAAGTTTAAGTAGTTCGTCTGTGTCAATGTCGATTCTGTGCGTAGTGTGACAGTCTGGACACTCAAAAGTGTACTGAATTTTCATAGTTTACCTCTTTCTTCCTTATAGGAAATTTAATGTATATGCAAAGGCTTGCGCCTTATGCGCTGTATATAGTTTTCAATAAACGCGAAACGGTCAGGGGTTTGTATTTGCTTTTCCTTTGTTTCTGTATATAGTATACTATTCATATATGAACATATATGGTGTTTTATTTTTAACATTTTGTGAATTTGCTTAAAATTAGAATAAAGTTTCCGTTGTAAATTATTGTTAATAAATTATTGATAATAATAATTTACAGTTTGTTCATAATATTTTGTATAAAGGTTTATATCGTTAATAGTTTATTCATAATATTAATATATTGTTAATAATTATGTTCATAGATTATTTACATAATTATATTGATTTGTACATATATGTTCATAATTATAGTATGTTTGTTCATATATTGCGTGATATACATTAATAACTTGTTCATAATTAAGTATAGTATT